GGCGACGCAGGATTACGTTGATGACAAAATTGCAGAGCACGAACAGTCACGACGTCACCCGGACGCCTCGCTGACCGCAAAAGGTTTTACTCAGTTAAGCAATGCGACCAACAGCACGTCTGAAACACTGGCCGCAACGCCGAAAGCGGTTAAGGCCGCATATGACCTGGCTAACGGGAAATACACTGCGCAGGATGCCACCACAGCGCGAAAAGGCCTTGTCCAGCTCAGTACCGCCACCAACAGCACGTCTGAAACGCTCGCCGCAACACCAAAAGCGGTAAAGGCAGCATATGACCTTGCTAACGGGAAATACACTGCACAGGACGCCACCACAGCGCGAAAAGGTCTTGTCCAGCTCAGTAGCGCCACCAACAGCGATTCTGAAACGCTTGCGGCAACGCCAAAGGCGGTTAAGACAGCGTATGACCTTGCTAACGGGAAATACACTGCACAGGATGCCACCACAGCGCGAAAAGGTCTTGTCAAGCTCAGTAGCGCCACCAACAGTGATTCTGAAACGCTTGCCGCAACACCAAAAGCGGTGAAGTCTGCCTATGACAATGCTGAAAAACGTCTTCAGAAAGATCAGAACGGTGCGGATATTCCGGGAAAGGATACCTTCACGAAAAATATCGGTGCCTGTCGTGCTTATAGCGGCGCTTTGAGCACTGAAGCCGGAAACTGGACAACCGCTCAGTTTATTGAATGGCTGGATTCCCGTGGTGCATTTAATCATCCGTACTGGATGTGCAAAGGCTCCTGGTCATATGCAAATAACAAAATCATTACGGATACCGGATGTGGTGATATCAACCTGGCTGGTTGTGTCGTCGAGGTCATGGGAACAAAATCTGCAATCACTATCCGAGTGACCACGCCGACAACATCAAGCGGTGGCGGTACAACCAGCGCGCAATTCACTTACATTAATCATGGGGACGGCTACTCCCCCGGTTGGCGTCGTGACTGGAATCGTCAGGGCGACGCAATGACCGGAACGATTAATCAGGATGGCGGAAGCCAGAATGCCTATATGTCTACGGCCTTATGTTCAGGCACCAGAGGCGGCAAAAAATATCTCAGAAAGTTTCGTGGTGGAGAAGGAGACACTATCTGGCATGAAACAGTGCAGGGCGAGGTAATTCGCTGGGCGACAGGAAACTATGACGCTCGGGAAGAATTATCACTCAGCTCCGCTTATGGTCTCCGTTCTAGAGGTGTAATTACATCACTCAGTGCTAATGGTCTGCGCATTGCTTATGGCAATTATGGATTCTTTATCAGGAATGATGGTGGCAGCACATATTTAATGCTGACGGCCTCTGGTGATAAATTTGGGACATGGAACGGTTTAAGGCCGCTGACTATCAATAACGCTAATGGCGGAGTGTCAATGGGGCATGGCCTGAGTGTTACTGGTGATATTGCCTCAAGTACCAAAGTACGTGCCGGTAGCGGGAAAAAATTCACGGTCAGCAGCAGTAATACATCCACGAAGGAAGCCGCATTCAATTTGTGGGGAAACTCAAGTCGTCCGGTGGTGGCTGAATTAGGTGATGATGCAGGCTGGCATTTTTACAGTCAGAGAAATACAGATAACAGCATCACGTTTGCTGTTAACGGTCAGGTATCACCATCTAACTATAGTAATTTTGATTCCCGTTATGTACGCGATATCCGGCTTGGGACTCGAGTTGTCCAGACCATGCAGAAAGGGGTGATGTATGAGAAAGCAGGGCACGTAATTACCGGGCTTGGTATTGTCGGTGAAGTCGATGGTGATGACCCCGCAGTATTCAGACCAATACAAAAATACATCAATGGCACATGGTATAACGTCGCACAGGTGTAATTTATGCAGCATTTAAAAAATATTACTGCGGGTAATCCAAAAACTGTTGCCCAATATCAACTGACAAAAAATTTTGATGTTATCTGGTTATGGTCCGAAGAGGGAAAAAACTGGTATGAGGAAGTAAGTAATTTTCAGGAGGACACGATAAAGATTGTTTACGATGAGAATAATATAATTGTCGGCATCACCAGGGATGCTTCAACGCTTAACCCTGAAGGTTTTAACGTTGTCGAGGTTCCTGATATTACCGCCAACCGACGTGCTGATGACTCAGGTAAATGGATGTTTAAGGATGGTGCCGTGATTAAGCGGATTTATACGGCAGACGAACAGCAACAACAGGCAGAATCACAAAAGGCCGCGTTACTTTCCGAAGCGGAAAGCGTTATTCAGCCACTGGAGCGCGCTGTCAGGCTGAACATGGCAACAGATGAGGAGCGTAGCCGACTGGAAGCATGGGAACGCTACAGTGTTCTGGTCAGCCGTGTGGATCCTGCAAATCCTGAATGGCCGGAAATGCCGTAATAAGTGATATGATCTCTTGTGTTAGTTAACATAGCTATAGTACAGAGTAAGGCCTAATCTGACAGTCCGCTCTGTGCTAGGAGCGGACATTATCAACATCATGCTATGTTAATGTATAAAGTGAAGATAAATTGATATAATAAGGCCACCATGAATATTTCAGAACCTTGTCAAAAGGTTTGCACATACTCTAGTCTTGCAATGTGTAGTTGATAGTTCCACTGAGGAGGTTCTTCGACATTCTTTATAAAAATGTACATTTTCATCAATAATAAGAGGTAAAAGGGCTTTAATAGTTTTTTGTGGATGTTATTTCTACTCATAAATTTTGAGATAAGTATTGAGTTGAGATAAAGTTAAACTCGTTAAATTCACCTTTAAAAGGATAAAGCATGGACTGGAAAGATCTTGCATCAACTGCTGTGTATACAGGTATGACTGATGAAAATGAAAGCATATGGGAACGTGTTGATGGGGTTGACGTTGCCTTCATAGGTGCCTTTCTTACTGCGCACTTGAGCCTTGAAAAGTATATTACTGATTATCTTGGATTAAGATATCCTTCGTTAGCTTGGGGTGATGCAAAACTCACATTTTCACAAGAAATAGCTTTAATACAACATGAGTCTGCAAAACCCCCTTATGATGAAATATATTTAAGAATAAAAGACTTTAACAGCATAAGAAATAAAATCAGTCATCAATTGAATTATCAGATTACGGATAAAGAAAAAAGTAAGTTTGTGGACTTCTACATGAAGATTACTAAAGCCAGTAAAACCAAACCAAATATTGATATTGATAACATGGCAGATTTGTTGGGTTTTTTCGTATCGATGACAAAATCCTATTTTGCTAGTGCTATTTCTTATTATCACTATAATAAAAAGGTTGCAGGTAAAAGTAATAAAATTGATTAATGAAACTGGACTTAGGGATAATTAATATATAGACGTTCTATCATTTTTAGAGTGTGCGGCAGCTCCATACATTCATGCGGATGTCAGCACCTCGCTCAAAGCAGACAGTCAGATTTGATAGCGTTTGGACTATGTAAATAGTCAGTTGGAAAATGAGTGAGTACAAATCAGGACAGGCGGGCGAATTGCCCGCCTTTTCTTTATCTGTTGTTTCATCCACTGACCAGCCAGGTCAAATAGCGTCTCATGCTCTGCACAACAGAAAATAGTTGCACCCATTAACCACGGAGTTAAACGGATGAGTGACTATCATCACGGCGTGCAGGTGCTGGAGATTAACGACGGCACCCGCGTCATTTCCACCGTATCCACTGCCATTGTCGGCATGGTCTGCACGGCCAGCGATGCGGATGCGGAAACCTTTCCCCTCAATAAACCTGTGCTGATTACCAATGTGCAGAGCGCAATTGCAAAGGCCGGTAAAAAAGGCACGCTGGCGGCGTCGCTGCAGGCCATCGCCGACCAGTCAAAACCGGTCACCGTTGTTGTGCGCGTGGAAGACGGCACCGGCGACGACGAGGAAACGAAACTTGCGCAGACCGTTTCCAATATCATCGGCACCACCGACGAAAACGGTCAGTACACCGGACTGAAAGCCCTGCTGGCGGCGGAGTCAGTAACCGGTGTTAAACCGCGTATTCTCGGCGTGCCGGGACTGGACACCAAAGAGGTGGCTGTTGCACTGGCATCAGTCTGTCAGAAGCTGCGCGCTTTCGGGTATATCAGCGCATGGGGCTGTAAGACCATTTCCGAGGTGAAAGCCTACCGCCAGAATTTCAGCCAGCGTGAGCTGATGGTCATCTGGCCGGATTTCCTCGCATGGGATACGGTCACCAGTACCACCGCCACCGCGTATGCCACCGCCCGTGCGCTGGGTCTGCGCGCTAAAATCGACCAGGAGCAGGGCTGGCATAAAACGCTGTCCAACGTCGGGGTAAACGGTGTTACCGGCATCAGCGCATCTGTATTCTGGGATTTGCAGGAGTCCGGCACCGATGCTGACCTGCTTAACGAGTCAGGCGTCACTACGCTGATTCGCCGCGACGGTTTCCGATTCTGGGGTAACCGTACCTGCTCTGATGACCCGCTGTTCCTCTTTGAAAACTACACCCGCACCGCGCAGGTGATGGCCGACACGATGGCTGAGGCGCACATGTGGGCGGTGGACAAGCCCATCACCGCAACGCTGATTCGCGACATCGTTGACGGCATCAATGCCAAATTCCGTGAGCTGAAAACAAACGGCTATATCGTGGATGCGACCTGCTGGTTCAGCGAAGAATCCAACGATGCGGAAACCCTCAAGGCCGGAAAACTGTATATCGACTACGACTATACACCGGTGCCTCCTCTTGAAAACCTGACCCTGCGCCAGCGTATTACCGATAAATACCTGGCAAATCTGGTCACCTCGGTTAACAGCAATTAAGGAGCCTGACCGATGGCAATGCCGCGCAAACTCAAGTTAATGAACGTCTTTCTGAACGGCTACAGCTATCAGGGCGTCGCGAAGTCCGTCACGCTACCAAAACTGACCCGTAAGCTCGAAAACTATCGCGGTGCGGGGATGAACGGCAGCGCACCGGTAGACCTCGGCCTTGATGACGATGCGCTGTCAATGGAGTGGTCGCTCGGTGGCTTCCCGGATTCGGTTATCTGGGAGCTTTACGCCGCAACCGGTGTGGATTCCGTACCGATTCGTTTTGCAGGCTCTTACCAGCGCGACGATACCGGCGAAACGGTGGCCGTCGAGGTGGTCATGCGTGGACGTCAGAAAGAAATCGACACCGGCGAGGGCAAACAGGGAGAAGACACCGAGTCGAAAATCTCCGTGGTCTGCACCTATTTCCGGCTGACGATGGACGGTAAGGAGCTGGTCGAAATCGACACCATCAACATGATTGAGAAGGTGAACGGCGTCGACCGGCTGGAGCAACACCGCCGCAATATCGGCCTGTGATTTTCATCCGGTCAGCCTGGCTGACCGGTTAACCCCGATTCAGAAGTGAGAAAACCATGAACAAAGAAAATGTGATTACCCTGGACAATCCGGTCAAGCGTGGTGAGCAGGTTATCGAACAGGTCACGCTGATGAAACCTAATGCCGGGACGCTGCGCGGTGTCAGTCTGGCTGCGGTCGCGAACTCCGAAGTCGATGCACTGATTAAGGTGCTGCCGCGCATGACGGCACCGATGCTGACCGAGCAGGAAGTCGCCGCGCTGGAACTGCCTGACCTTGTGGCGCTGGCCGGTAAGGTGGTCGGTTTTTTGTCGCCGAACTCGGTGCAGTAACGTTCCCGAAAAATCTCTCGGTCGATGACCTGATGGCGGATGTGGCAGTGATATTTCACTGGCCGCCATCAGAACTGTATCCCATGAGTCTGACCGAACTCATCACATGGCGCGAAAAGGCGCTCCGGCGAAGCGGAAACACGAATGAGTAACAATGTAAAATTACAGGTATTGCTCAGGGCTGTTGACCAGGCATCCCGCCCGTTTAAATCCATCCGCACAGCGAGTAAGTCGCTGTCGGGGGATATCCGGGAAACACAAAAATCACTGCGCGAGCTGAACGGTCACGCATCCCGTATTGAGGGATTTCGCAAGACCAGCGCACAGCTTGCCGTGACTGGTCATGCACTTGAAAAGGCACGGCAGGAAGCCGAAGCCCTTGCCACACAGTTTAAAAACACTGAACGTCCGACCCGTGCTCAGGCGAAAGTGCTGGAATCCGCAAAGCGTGCGGCGGAGGACTTACAGGCGAAATATAACCGCCTGACAGATTCCATTAAACGCCAGCAGCGGGAACTGGCCGCTGTGGGAATTAATACCCGCAATCTTGCACATGATGAGCAGGGACTGAAAAACCGTATCAGTGAAACCACCGCACAGCTTAACCGTCAGCGTGACGCGCTGGCGCGTGTCAGTGCACAACAGGCAAAACTTAACGCAGTAAAACAGCGTTATCAGGCCGGAAAGGAACTGGCCGGAAATATGGCCTCAGTGGGCGCTGCCGGTGTGGGGATTGCTGCTGCGGGAACGATGGCCGGAGTTAAGTTGCTGATGCCCGGTTATGAGTTTGCGCAGAAAAACTCAGAATTGCAGGCCGTGCTCGGTGTGGCAAAAGACTCCGCCGAAATGGCTGCACTACGCAAGCAGGCGCGCCAGCTCGGCGACAAT